GCCCGCAAGAGAGCGCGGCGCGACGCGCACCTGATCGCCAAGGCCGCTGGCTGGCATCGGGCTCAGTGGCCCGATGGGCGCCTGCACGTCTGGATTGACGGATACCCCAAGGATCGCCGCCGCCGCGACCACGACGGCTTCCTCGCCAGCCTCAAGGCGCACCTGGACGGTATCGCCGATGCGATGGGCGTGGATGACAGCCGATTTGTGCCGCACCCCTACATCAAAGACGAAACGCGTAACCCGCCAGAGGTGCGGATACGGGTAACAGGAGGTCCCCATGAATAAGTTGCTGTACTGGCTCACCGGCTACCTGCCGGCGCGAATCATCAGCGATGGCGAAACGCCATACCTCGAACGCTACTACCTGTTCACCCTGCTGGGCTGGCGCTTCTACCTGCACCGGTTCGTGGGTAGCGATCCCGACCGGGGCCTGCACGACCATCCTTGGGCGCGGGCGTTCAGCATCGTTTTGAGCGGCTGGTATTGGGAAGAGCGCCGCGCCGGGCGCCGCAAGGTTCGCTGGTTCAACGCCCTGACCGGCGACACCTTTCACCGAGTCGTCCTGCCCGTTCAGTACGCCAGCGAGCAGGAGTGGCCCTGCTGGACGCTGTTCTTCCATCGCACCGGCAAGGCCAAGGAATGGGGTTTCCTGAAACCGATTTATAACACCGAGGGCGTCCAGGTATTCCAGCCCTACCGGTACACCCGCGAGGGCCGACAAACCGACTGGTGGCTCACTGCGCCGCCTGGGCGATACGTGGGGAGGCAGTAGCGTGGCTGACGCAGCAGACAGAGCAGGCGAACTGATCGAGGAACGGATGGCGCAAGCGCTGGCCGGACGTGGCGCACCTGCAGGCGAGTCCGAAACGCACTGCGTGGATTGCGACGACCAGATACCGGAGCGGCGGCGGGCACTGGGCGGGGTCACCCGCTGCGTGGACTGTCAGGGCATTTTCGAGGCGAGAGGGCGGTGATATGGCACTGGTAAATGAGGGCGCCGAGCTGGCGCTGACGCAATGGGGCATCTGGTGCCGGAGCAACACCGGGGCGCCACGGGGCGCGATCAGCTGGATGGGTCCGTTCGTGGACCGGATGCGCGGGCAAATCATCGATCCGGACGACCGACCGGTCCGGTTGTGGGAAGATCCTGTTTGCGAGGCGTTCGACGCTCATGTGATGCAGTACATCCGGACCTCCCATCCGGACGAATTCAAGGCCCTGGCGGCCTACTACGCCTTCCCTGCTGGTGACGACGACATGGTGACCAGCAAGACGGGGCTGGCGAAGCGCCTGAAGACCAGCCGGAACACAGCCATCAAACGCCTCGAGTCGGGCATCAAAATGGTGGCCATGGCGATGCACATGGCGGCCTGATGGGCGGTGTCCAAAAATCCACTGTCGATGTGTTGACTGTTCAACGGTCCAGGGGTATAAAAGAGTCAGATTCGAGAATTGCCTCTAAGCCTCAGCCCCGCGCTGGGGCTTTTTGCGTTCTGATACCCCCAATCACCGGCAAACGGTGAACCCTACTGCCCGCCTCGCGCGGGCTTTTTTATTTGAGGTGCGCGATGGACTGGAGCCGCTGGCCGAACTTCTCAGCCGGGGAATTCCGGTGCTCGCACACGGGCAAGGACGGCATGGACCCTGCGTTCATGGATCGCCTGCAGGCCCTGCGCACCGAATACGGCAAGCCCATGGTCATCACCAGCGGCTACCGCGACCCGGCGCACCCCATTGAGGCTCGCAAAGCCTCACCGGGCGCCCATGCCAGTGGACGGGCGGCGGACATTGCTGTTCGGGGCGGCGATGCCCTGCACGTTATCGAGCTGGCGCTGAAACACGGATTCACCGGCTTCGGCGTCAACCAAAAGGGCGGTGGCCGGTTTATTCACCTGGACGATCTGCCCAACGAAACCGGCCGCCCGCGGCCCTGGATATGGAGCTACTGAGGTGGGCGACTTCCAGGATTTCATAGCGCGCAACGGCTGGGCAAAGGTCCTGCTGGCGCTGTGGGGGCTGACGCTGACCACCCTGGTGGTGATTAAGGTGTTCTTTGACCCGCCGAACATTCCGGCCGGCACCGCTGCCGCGTTCGCAACCCTGTTCGCGCTGCCGCCCCTGGTGGTGAAGTTCTGGCAGTGGCAGCGGGATAAGCCCGAATGAGCTGGCTCCCCCTGCTGAAGAAACTGGCCCCGGCGCTGGCCTTTCTGGTGGCGCTTGGCGCCGCTTTCGCCGGCGGCTGGCTGGTGAACGGCTGGCGGATCGGCGAGGACATCGCCCAATACCGCCAGGAACTGGCCGAAAGCGCCGCGCAGAAGATCGAGGCCGCCCAGGAGCGCGCCCAGAAGCGCCGAGCCGAGGTCGAGGCCCTGGACGCCCGCTACACCGAGGAGCTAAGCAATGCGCAGGCTGAGATTGATCGCCTTTCTGATGATGTCGCTGCTGGCCGTCGCCGGCTGCGCCTCCAGGCAGAGTGTCCCGGAGTGTCCTCCGCCCCCGGCTCCGCCGGCGTGGACGATGCAGGAGGCCCCCGACTTACTGACGCCGCTGAACGGGATTATTGGCGTCTCCGAGAGCGAATCGGAACCGTCACCCAGCAACTGACGGCACTACAGGAGTACGTCCGCACGCAATGCAGGGCGACCCGGTGAAGCGCTGGCTGTACACCACCGTGTACGCCCTGACGCTGACCCTGATTATCGTTTTTCTTTTCTGGCTTGTGGCTGCGTGGCTTGCGCGGCAATGGTGGAGATCGTCCCGGGATGACACATGAGGAATACGACATGGACAGCATCCCCCCGAGACTCGGGGCAGTGGAGCAGGAAGTGCACACTCTCCGCCACCGCGTAAACGCCCTGGACTCCGAGCGCCTCCCTCACCGGGTGGGCAACCTGGAGGCCAGCATTCAAGACCTGAACGTGATCCGCCAGGACACCACCCAGATGAAGGTGGTCCTGGCCAAGATGAATTCGTTTGTGCGCGGCGCCGTCTGGATTCTCGGTGGGCTGGTCGCACTGGCCACCCTGCTGATCGCCCTGGCCGGCGTCATGCCCAAGATGGACGCCATCATCATCGAGAAAACGCCGCCAGTGCAGGTGGATGAGTAATGCCAACCCGGGCGGTGCCCGGCAACGAGTAACTGGGCGGGGCCCAGGACAGGAGGACTCAGCGGTGCTGACTCCGAAGAGAGAGAAATTTGCCCAAGCCTATGTTGAGCTTGATTGCGGAGCGGCCGCTTACCGCGAGGCGTTCAGCACAAAGAACATGAGCGACAAGAGCGTCTGGGAGCACGCAAGTCGCCTGCTCAAGGATGTCAAGGTCAGGGCAAGGGTTGAAGAGCTGAAGGCGGAGCACAGGAAGCGCCACAATGTAACCGTGGACGACCTGCTCCGGGAGCTGGAGGAGGCGAGAGTTGCCGCCATGACCAGCGAGAAGCCCCAGGCCGCCGCCGCTGTTGGCGCCACCATGGGCAAAGCCCGGATCCTTGGCCTCGATAAGCAGGTTCTTGAGCACAAGAGCGCCGCCGTGACCGTGGTCGTGAATCGCCCGGATGGAAATTAACCCGACCGTTCCTCAGGACCGGTTCATTTTCAGCGAGGCCCAATACCCGGCCATCGTCGCCGGCTTCGGGGCCGGCAAGACCGAGGCGCTGATCGTCCGCTCCCTGCTGGGCAAGCTGGCGCACCCTGAATCGGACAGGGCGTTCTACGAGCCAACCTACGACCTGATCCGGATGATCGCCTGGCCGCGCTTCGAGGAGCTGCTGTCCGACCTGAAAGTGCCGTACCGGCTCACGAAACACCCGCACAACGTCCTGGAGATCGACGGCTACGGCCGGATCATCTTCCGGAGCATGGACACGCCCCAGCGGATCATTGGCTTTGAGGTCGGCGATTCGGATGTGGACGAACTGGACACGCTGAAGCGGGATGACGCTGCGGAGGTCTGGCGCCGGGTGCTGTCCCGGAACCGGCAGAGGAAGGCGGACGGCTCGCCCAACACGGTAGGGGTTGCCACCACTCCGGAGGGCTTCCGCTTCGTCTACGAGACGTGGCACGAAAAGCGGCCGCCGGGGTACGAAATCATCAAGGCGCCGTCGTACAGCAATCCGCACC